CTGGTGCCCTTGAACACCAGCGGCGGGCAGGCCCGCGAGCGTGGTGAAGTGGGCCTGTAGCTCACAAGGCGCAGGCGGCCATCGCGCCTGGCTTCGGCGTAGAGCATGTGGGGGAACGGCCCCCACCTGCTGCGGCGCAGCACGATGTAGCCCTCGCGCCCGGCCCGGCGGCGGCGCCAGTACAGCGCCAGCGCGAACCCAACGCAGTTGGTTCGCACAGCTACGGGGCAGACGCAGCAGGCTGCGGCGGCCAGGCCGCCACGATCCCGTGCTCTTCGCCCCAATACACCCGCTCCCAGCGATCAACGCACCAGGGGTGCGCACAGGTCTTCACTTCGACCGGCAACCACTGCAGGTTGTAGACCGCATCGCAACCGCCCTTGTCCAGCGGCCAGATGTGATTGATCTGCCAGCGCGGGCATGCCCCGAAGTGCGATCCATTGGCTGGGCATGGGTGCGCCTTGCGAAAGGCGTAGATCACCTTTGTCGATCGGAGGATCGTGCCGCTGGCATCGCGCGGCGGCGGGCCGCAGTAGCGGATCTCGGTGAACGGATCGGGCTTTGCGTCCTGGGCCAGCGCTGGGCCAGCGCCTGCGGCAGACAGAACGGCCAGGATGAACACCGCCAACGGCCCAAGGCAGGCCACGGCCAGGACGATTCGAATCAGCGCCTTCATTGCAGCCCCCTGACCATTCGGATTTCTGCGGCGCGGCGCCGGACAAGGCCAGGCAGTACCCGGCCACCTCCACGATTCCATTTCGCAAGCTCGTCGCATGCCGCCTCCCAATCGCCTTCGAGAACTCGCTTTCGCAGCGTGGACCCGGCCAGGCGTGTCGGGCCCAGGTTGAAACAGAAGTCGCCCAGCGCGGCCTGCCGCGCGAACGTGTCTGCGGTCGGGCATAGCTTGATCGCGGCCGGCAGGTAGATGCCCATGATGATGCGCTCGGCCAGGCGTACCGCGGCGGCCTCGCTGATTGGCGGGTCGGTGGGCTTCACCTTGCGCCCATCGGCGTAATAGGTTGATCCCAGGCCGATTGTCCAGATCCCAGCCGGGCACAGGTAGGGACGAAGGATCAGGCCCTCGAACAGGCGCACCAGCGCCAGCATCAAGCGGCCAGCAGTGCTCACAGCTTTCCGGCCTTGCGCAGGCTGCGATCCACGAACCAGAACGAGAAAATCGACGCGACGATCATGCGGTCGAACTCAGTGGTGAGGATGGGCAGGTAGTCGGCCAGCTTGGTATTGGCCTGAACCGCCACAGCCACCGACACGGCCTTCCCGGCGGTGTAGAGGATCATGCAATGCCAGTACGTCAGCACGGGCCGAACGCTGGACGACAGCCCATCGATCCACGCAATGCCGCTGGGCGTGTTCTGCGCCTTGATGGCCTCGATCAACGCATCCATGTCGGCCTTGTTTGCCGCGATGTTGGCCTGCGCATTGGCCAAGTCGATCTGCTGCGTGGCGCGCGCCTGATCGAGCTTCAGGTTCAGCTCGATCATGTTGCGCTCGTGCGCCCTGTCCTCCTTCGCGTTGAAGAACTTCAACAGCTCAGGCAAAAAGCGGAAGATGCCCCCGAACAGGAGGCCAGCGAACTCGATCATCGGTCAGCCCTCGCTCGCGGTGTCCAAGTCCATCCAGTCGGACAGGCGGCGCAGCGCGCGCCTGGCCCGGAACGATCGCCAGGCCCACTCGGCGGCCAGCAGCGCAGCGCCGATGTTGATCAGCACCATCACGTTGGCAATGGCCCAAAGGTCGTCGGATGCGAAGCCATCCGACATCTTGATGGCCATGGCCGCAAAGCCCACGCTGCAGCACATCAGGCCAATCTTTCCGATCGTGCCGTCGCGCACCCGCGGCGAGAGGATTGCCCACCCGCAAATCACGCAGGCGATCAGGTAGAACGCAACATTGATGGCCAGCACGGCCAGGTTGATTTTCATGGTCATCACTCCTTCGATGCGGGGCGGCGCAGCCAGCCAGAGATCAACTCGCCCAGCTTCACCTCGCGGATGCCTTCCACACACTGCGCAGCCAGCGACAGGCCGAACAGGCCCAGGCCAAACGCAGCCACACTGGTGATGCGCGGGCTGGTGATGCCGAACCACTCGATTGCTGCGGGGGCGACGAACACGGCAAAGGCCAGGCCCGTCAGGACGTTGAAAACCTTCTCCTTCATGGACAGGCCCGGAGTCCACTTCAGGGACAGCAGGGCGCCGACGAGGCCCGCCAGGAAGGGCGAGCCCAAGATTCGTTCGGGGGTGTCGATGGCCATTGGTACCTCAGTGGAAAGCGTGTTGAAGGGGGACCGGCTCACCGACGATTCGGCAGGCTGCGGCCAGGTGGGGCATGCGGAATTCAGTGGCGAAGCCCCAGCCCATCGCCGAGGCGCAGGCCGCGGGTGCTGGCAACGCAGAAGATCGCCCGGACAGGCGGCGGATCAGCATCGACAGGTTCCCACGCCGCCGGAATTGCTCGCGCAGATCGAACCAGGCGCGCACGTACCTCGCGTCAGTCTTTGGGATGGAGTAGCACTCCCACTGCCTCGGGTCCAGGGGCTCAGACACGATGCGCGCGCCGCGCTCGGCCCAGGTTGACCCGGCGCACTCGAAGATGTACGTGCCGCGCCGGTGGCCCAGCACGATCTCGCACCGCGAGTAGTCGGAGCCGTTGAGCATGGCCTTGATGCGATCGATGGGTGTGCCGTAGTCGTGCGCCTTGAAGAAGGCGATCACCACGGGCGACGGATCCGGCACGGCCAGGTCGATCACTTGTCACCCTTCTTGGCGGGCGCCGCGCCTTCGACGCTGACATCCGCCTTCGTGCCATCACTGCGCTCGATGGTCGCGCCATCCACGGTGCCATCGGCCTTGAAGCGCAGCTTGATGGAGCTCGCCGGCGTGGGCTGGACGTTCACCACCACGGGCTGAGCCGGCGCGGCCGCGGCCGGCGCTGGTGCAGGCGCGGCGACAGGCGCCGGTGCAGCCTGGGCCTTGGCGCTGGCCTTGGCCGCTTCGTTGGCGACGCCGCCTACCTCTTCGACCTTGCTCGCGATGTCGTCCAAGCGCTTGAGCACCGCGGCCAGGCGGTCCTCGCTCGCACGCTGGATCTCGGCGACCTGGACCTGGGCATCCGAATTGATGCGGGCGATCTCAACCTTGGTGTCCGCATCCTGCTTGACCGACAGCACCTTGTGGGTGTTGTCGTTCTGCACGGCCACCAACTTGCGCGACATTTCTTCGATCTGCTGCGCGGCCTGCTCCTGCACTGCGCGCACGGCGTTCTCCACCTCGCGCTGCATAGCGGCCGGGTCGGCGCTGCCAGATGCCATCGACTCGGCCTTGGCCTCCAGCTCGGCCGCACGCGCGTTGACCTCGCGCACCTTGGCGCGGGCCTCGTCAAGCGCGGCCATGGCCATGTCGCGCTGCATCTGCATGGCCTCCATCTGCTGGGCCTGCTGCTGTTGCGCCTGCTGCTCTTCCTCGGGACTCATCGGCTCGTTGGGGTCGCGCTCCCCGGTCATCTTGCGAAGCTGGGCGGCGATCTCGTCCTTGTTCGGCAGGTCCGAATACTCGTAGGCCATGGTCAGCACGCGCAGGGCCACGTCGGGCGGGAGCTTGGCACTGATGTTGGACATCGAGTCAAACATCACTTGCCGCAGCGTGCCGGCATAGTCCTGTTCGGACACGACGAAATCGGCCATGGATGCCGTCATGTCGTTGAGGTAGCGCACCGAACCATCGGGCTGCACCTCGGGCACGTTGATGCTCACCCAGCGGGTGGCGCCCTTGTTGCCCGTGAGCCGGATCACCTTTTCCTCGGTGAAGAACTGTTCAGTCAGGCTCAGTTGCTTCTCGCCGCTGCACTGCACAGCCAGGCGCAGGTTGTCGAAAGGCTCGGTGGTGACGACGGAGCCCTGCAGTTGGCGGGCGCGGATGGCCTCGCCGCTGACGGCATTGGTTTGCCGCCCCATGTTCTCCTGCGACACGCCGCCCGACTTCTGGATCGCCTGCGCGTCCATGGTCATCATCTGAATCTGGCCGGTGGCCGCATCTGTGTCGCGGCGGATCTGCAGCTCTTTGCCGGCGTTCTTGACGATCACGCCATCGGGCATCTGCGCCTCTTCGCGCGCCTCTTCGATGTCGTCAACCGCGCCTTCGTCCATGATCAGCTGATTGGTGTTCATCAGCCAAAGCGCCTTGGATGCGCGCTTGTTCAGGTCGCGCTGCACGTCGCGAACGCGGCGGATCACGCCGTAGGGCATGCGATCGCGGCCGCGGCGGTAGCACCAGATCGGCGTGAGGGAAAAGTTGTTGTGCCGGAAGATGCTGGGCCCATAGGCCAGCATGTCGGACTCGGTGAACACAGCGAAGTGCATCCGCATGACCACCTTGTCCACGATCGAGCCTGGCCTGCCAGCCAGCGACCTGGCCATGTTCTCGTCGCGCGGGTCGAAGAAGGCCCCTTTGAACGGTCCATCGGTCACGATCTTGACCTTCACCGGCATCCGGTACTGGCACTCAATCAGTTGGACGCGGCGACGCTCGGCATCGGCCGAAAACCCGGAATGGATGGCGTAGAGCGACCCGCTGCGCACCTGCCCCTGCGACTCGTCGTGCGCCGTGGTCCATGTGTCCTCATCGGACAGCGGATCGACGTGCATGGAGAAGTCTTCGGCGTTCGACAGGATCCGATCAGAGCGGTCCGGGAACATCATGGTGGCGATGTCTTCGTCAACCCAGCGCCAGCGGAACAGGTAGCGCCCATCGCTGCCGTCCAGCTCTTCGGCCGCGGAGTCGTGCAGCACGTTGCGCCAGTTCTCGTACTTCGAGTACACCGACTCCTTCGTCGGGTCATCACGCACGCCATCATCGACCCAGCCCAGGCCGCCCTTGATCGAATCGGCGAACGCGCGTGAGCGTGCGAATGGCACCTTGTTCACGTCGCTGACGTACTTCAGCACGTCGGTCTTCGTCTTGGCCATGGCCACGTCATCCTCAGACCGTGGCAACACCTTCCAGTCAACGCGATTGCGGCGCTCGGTCCCGATGATCCAGTCGCACATCGGCGCGACTTCGTTGTAGACCAACGGCATCTGCTTGCGGTCGGCAAGCACGGCCGCGTCCTGCTCGTCCCACTGCAGGTTGTCGTAGAAATCATGGTCGATCGCCATGTCCATGCGATTGGCGGACTGGCGATCTCGCTCGTAGAAGTACCACTGCAGCAGCTGGCGCAACAACTTGCGCGACGCCGGGCTGTCCATGGGGTTCTCTGGCCGTGGCGCAGCCAGCGAATTGCGGTCGCCCAACAGGATGGGGGTCGAGTCGTCGCCCAGGTCATTTGCGCCAGCCGCGCGCCCCCTGACAGGCCGCCAGTCCAGCTTAGCCATAGGTAGCGCCCTGCTTCTCGATGCGGATCTCTTCGGCGGCCAGCGGCACACCATCGGCGCGCAGCAGCATCTGGCCATGGCTGGCGCTGTAATACTCGGTCGGGGGCGCCGAAGGCATGCGCACCAGGTCGGGGATTGCATCGTTCACGATCGAGACGATGCGGCGCGCGTTCTGCGGCGTGGGCTCAATGCCCAGCACCTCGCATGCCTTGACGGCCCGATGGGCCACCTGCATCACGTTCTGCGCGTCGTGGTCATCCCACTCGTGCGCGGCCGGCTCCATGACGATGAACCAGGGCGCACCTTTGCGGTAGGACGGGATCAGGAACAACGCACGCCCGTCGTTGATCCAAGAGTAAACGGCCGTGATGTCGCCGTACTGGCGGCTCAGGTGGGCCTTTCGTAGGTCGATGCTGACGACAGCCATTTCGGATCCCCGGTAATTTGTGCGGGGATGCTGCCGTGCTTGTCACGCGAATTGGATCTACGCCGCCATGCCCGACCCACTGGTGCGCCGGCCCGGCCGCTTCCACCGCCCACCAGGTCCAAACTTCGCCTTCGCATCGGGCCCGGCGAATCCCAGGCCGAAGGTCTGGCCGGCCTGCGCCACCTGGCCGTACTGGCGGAAGGCGTCAGACCCGTGCGAGTTGTCGTCGTGCAGGGGCTCGTCCATCCAGCGGCCCTTGGCCTGGTCCCAGCGCTTGCGGTAGCCCGCCAGGCGCTTCAGGCCCTGATCGCACTCGGTGCTGCAGAACACGGCGCTGGCGAACTGCGCGCGTGTGGCCTGGATGCCGGCCTGCACGTTGTTCACGCGAGGCACGATCTCGAACCGCTGGCCTGGCCACAGCTCCACCAGCATTTCTTCGATCGACTGGTTGGTGTCCTTGCTCTTGCCGATGCGCTTCGCGCTCGCCTCATGCGGCAGGAAGTGGCGGGCGTAGACGTGGCCGCGCCGCTGCAGCTCGGTCACGTAGTGGTCCAGCTCTTCGCCGCTGTTCTCGTAGTAGCCGATGAATCGGTGTTCCGCGCCCACTTTCTGCATGAGCCAGATCGATGTCATGTCGCCGCGGCCGATGTCCCAAAAGGTCCACACAGGCGCCGACTCCACTGGCAGCTTTGCGGGCATCCGGCCTTCGCGCCGTGCAGTGGACAACTGCGTCGAGTAGTAGCAGCCCTCGGTGCTGACCTGGAACGCCTCTTCAGGCGTGCTCGGGTACTCCTGCCACATCATCGGGGCATCGCCCGCGAAGTCGGCATTCATGGTCACGACGTACCAGGCGCGCTTGCGTTCGCTCAGCGGCCTGCCGATCTTGGCCTCGGTGTCGCTGAAGTAGACCAAGTTCGCCTCGGTGAAGATCACGCCCTCGGGGTCCAGCTCGTACTCGGGCGCATCCCACCATGGGAAGAAGTGGAAGCGGTAGTCCTTCTGGCTCAGCGGCCGGCTTGCCTCGGCCGCGGCCTTGGCAATCTGCGTCATGTCGAAGAACGCACCATCCTGGCCCTCGGCCGTGGACTCAATCACCGTGATGCCGCTCTTGGGCACCGATGGGATGGATCCGGTCAGCACCTCGCGTGCCTTGGCCGGGTACTTGGCGGCGATCTTGCCAAGCTCGCTGATGTGCAGCCGGTGCGTGGTGCCTGAACGCATCGAGGTGGCCACCCGGATCGATGCGCCGTTGTGCGCGAAATGGATCTCGGTGGCGGTCTTCTTCTTGAGCGGGAACCGCTCGCGCAGTTCGTCGGGTAGGTTCTCGTACCCGAAAATTATCTTGTCGCGAAAGATGGACTCAGCGGCCTCGCGCTCGTGCGCGACGATGCCGCATCGGATGGGCGCATTGGAGAACAGCGCGGTGTCGAGCCACAGGATGGCGATGAGCGTTGTGAAGCCCAGCTGCCGCGCCTTCAGGATGATGTTGCGATGGTGCAGCCTGGCCAGCAGGCGACGCTGGGGCCGGTTCGGCTTGAACTGCAGAACCAGGCCCTCGCCTTCCTGATCGTCATCGCCCTTGACGATGATCTTGTAGAGGTTGCACAGCCTCCACATCGGATCATTGAGATTCGCAGCCAACACCTCTGGTGTCAGCTGGACCGCATCAGCCATTCAAGCGTTCCCCCGTCGCCTTGTCGGTCCACCGATCGCAGATCCCGCCGAGGCGCACGTAGAACTTCCCGATCGCGCACTTGGGCGCCTGCCCCAGCTTCTGCCGGACGTGCTTGCACGATGCGCACACGGGCGGGCAGGCGTCATAGTCCTGCGCCCGCATTGAGGTGATCGCCATGGAGCGCGCTTCTTTGCCGCTGGGCTTGATGTGTCGTGGCATTCTTGTCCTTGGTTTGATTTGGCCAGCTGGCTTGACTTCAGTCTTCGGGATCAGCCACCGGCCCGAACGTCGCGGCGCCTGGAACCGCCCCGATCACATTGCCCTGCAGGCCGGACAGCAGCGTGGCCAGCGCATCGGCCTTCTGCCCGTTGTCCTTCTCGAACAGGCCAAGCAGCTTGGCGGCGCGCTCTAGGCTCACGTTCTTGTCCCAAAACTGGTACTCGATGCGGCCCAGGTCATCGATCTTGAAAGTCTTGATGGCGGCGCGCGTGGCCGCGTCCAGCTCGTTCGGCATGAGGATCACGGTCTTGCCCTCCTTCACGCCAATGATTCCGCCGATGTCGGACAGCGCGATGCGCTTCGTCTCGGTCATGATCTCGGTGGCATCAAGCACCGCCTTGTCGGCCGCCAGGGCCTGCAAACCGGCGATCCTTTGGCGCACCTTGGGGTCGGCGGCGAGCTTCGATGCCTCTTCGTGGATCTGCTTTGCCGTCATGCGCGCGCACTTGAACGCAGCCCGGTATGCCTCGGACTGGTTGACCTTGCCGCCGGCCAGCGTGGTTGCAAACACCTCACGTTGTGGTGTCAGCCCATGCTCGTTTCTCACTTCGGCGCCTCCTTCAGGCTGATCACGTAGACCGTCCGACCGACGATTGGCACGCCGCGCTTCGCCAGCGCGGCCACAGCAGATCGCACGTTCTGCGGCTGCTTCACCCCGAACTTCACCATTGCGTCCTCCATGGTCAGTTCTTCGTCGGGCCGGGATTCGAAGAACGTGGCCATGCGTTGCGGTAGGCCGTTCACGTTCATGCCCTTCGGCGCGCGTGCCTTTGCCATCACTTCACCTCCAGCACTTCGATGCCGTGGACGAACAGCATCAGCTTTCGCTTGATGCGGTACTCGGGGGTTGCGGCGCCCTTCACGTCCTCCACGATGGCCCTGCCGCTGCGATCGGTGTAGGTGAAGTCGGCGACGTAGCTGCACTCGCGCTCGTGGCCACCGGACGGGCGCGGAGTCTTCGGGATCAGCAGGTAGGGCACCTGGCGCTTCAGGTCTTTGACCTCGCCGATGCGCTCCAGGATCTTCAGGTCCAGCCAGCGCTTCAGTTCGACCTTGGAGTCGAACATCATCCCGTCGTGCTCGGTTCGCACGTTGTTGTACTTCTGCCCGCCGCGCGCTCTTGGCGCATCGCGGAAGGACCGGATGTCGGGCCGGGTGTCGGCATAGGTCACTGCTGCCATTTCGCCCCCGATGGGTGGTGAGCGCTGCAGCGCTGGAGCATGGTCGCGAAGGTGCGGCCGATCTCCACGCTGGCGCGGGTTCTGGAAAGCCCGGCGGCCCGGGCGCGCTGGCACCACCTGTTGACAAGGTGGCGGCAGGTCATGCAGCGGACGCGGGGGTCGTCGTTCATGCGGACGCCGCGTGCAGCACCAGGCCGTGCAGTCCGTTTGCCGCCATGTACCCGCGCTTTCGATCACGCGCCCGTTGGCTGATCTCTGCCCTTGTCAGGGGCGGCGGGCGTGGTGCATTTGGCTTCTTCAGGCCCCATGCGTACATGGCAACGCGGGGGCCAGGGTGGCCGCTGCGCGATCGCCACTCGTGCACGTAAGCCAGTCGCATGTCAACCAGTTGGTTCATCAGTGGCCGCAGCAACGACAGCGAAATCCCGGTTTCCACAACCAGTTCCTGCAGTGACAGCGGCTCGGTCATGGCATCCACCAGCGTCCCGAACGACAGCAACTCGACGGCAACGCGCTCGATCTGCAGGGGCTTCGGGACGAATTCGAGCTTGGTGCGGTTTGGGCGGCGCGTCGGCGGTGGTGCATCGGGCTTCGCCCCGACTGCGTACACCGGGCGAGGCCGACAGTTGTCGGGCATTTCCCAGCCCTTCACGTAGATCAGCCCCATGGCGTGGAGGCCGCCCAGCACCCGATACATCGTGTTCTTCTTTCCGAGGCCACGATCGATCAACGTCCGATGTGATGCGGGGTGCAGCCACAGGCTGCGCATGATCCTGGCGTAGCCAACCATGCCGATGCGGACGGTCTTGCCGGCCTTGCTGCTCTTGGGGTTCATGATGGGCTCAGTGGCCATGGGCATTTGCTCCGTGTGTGGTTTGTGGATCCGCACCAGCTGCAGAACTGCTGGGGCGGCCTGTAGGTCATCCGGCTTTCCGGGTCGGGTTCGTGAGCGACATGCGCAGTTCGGCCAGCCTGGCCAGCAATGCGGCTCGGTCCTCAGGGGTAGCGGCGGCGGCTTCGGCGCGGTGCTGCTCCTGCTCGGCCAGGTACTGCTGCGTCTGGCCGACTGCGGCGGCGCCGGGGTCCGGTGGCGTTGCGGCGGGCGCCAGGACAAGCGCGGCGGCTTCAGCGCGGCGTGCGGGCAGCACCTTCAGGATCCAGGGCCAGGGGCTGTTGATGCCGTTGGCGATGGCCTCCTTGGCCAGGCCGGCGAACTCGTCGGCCGTGGCGCCCTGGGCGATCAGCGCGGCGAGGCGCGGATCCGCCAGGTTCAGGGTCTGCGGGTCTACGCCGGCCCGCTTGAGGGCCATGCCGATTTCGCCAGCCTTGGAGGGGGCGAACGTGAGCACCTCGGCTGTCGCCGGTGTGTCACGCGGGACATCCCCGGGACTACCGTGGTACTCCCCATCTTCGCCTGCGCGCACGCGGTGTGCGTTGGAGGTAGGTAATGCTGTATTACTTCTGGTTCCGGTTCCGGTGTCCAACTCCCCCGTGACTTCCTGTTGACTCACCTGTTTGTCACCGGTGACATCGCGGTGACTTCCTGGTGACTTGCGGGGGTGTTTCGGGGGGGAAGGCTGGTCGTCACCGGCGATCCGCGACCGGCGCGTGGCCTGCTTGTCGGCATCACTGCGGCGCTTTGCCATCATCTGCATGACGCGGGCTGTCAGCGTGGGGTGGTACAGCCGGCCATCGTCGGCGGCCACCCATCCGCGCATCAGAATGGGCTCAAGTTCGGCCCACAGCTTGAGCGGAACCCGGCACTTCGCGCGGATGATCGACACGTCGTTGGGGAAGCTGCCGCAAGGCACCTGCGTCCAGGCGACCATCCACATCATGAGCAGCGCGTGTTGCGCCATGGGAACCTCTGACGCCATCGCCCAGGTGTCCGACTGCTCAACTTGCTCGTAGTCCAGCTCGAAGCGCCAGCCCTTGGCGCGCGTGTCTGCGGGGTATGGAATGGGCATCATGCTGTGGCGCTCCCCAGCTCACGGCGCAGGCACTTGGCCTCGCGCAGTTCAAACAGCGCCTGGTGGGCGGGGTGCATCAGGCCGAACAGCCTGGCCAGGTAGGGGGTGTGCCGGTCGTTCAACTTCCACTCGCTGCCAGCCTCACGCATGGCGCTTTCGTGGCGCATCACCTCAATGATGGTGCGCGCCGAATAGTGCTGATGGCCGCGGGCGACCACGGCCAGGGCCTCGCGCTCGAAGGCGGCGTAGACCGGCAGGTTCTCGGGCAGGTAGGCCAGGAATGCGGCCGGAAATCGGTCAAGATGCGCGTTGACCATGGCCAGCGGCGCCGGCATCAGAAGATCGAGTTGCATTGGCGTCACTTGTTTGGTTTGGCCGGAACGCGGAAGCGCCGCACCATGCCCTGCGACCTGAATCGGCCACAGGCCATGGAATAGGCTGCTGGGGTTGATGTCGCGGGGTTGACCCCGCACCACGCATGGCCTTTGCGGGCCTTCGGCGCCGTCTCTGCCCGGTCGGTACCCTCAATCAGGCGCGAGGTTTCCAGGTAGATCAGCGCCCAATCGACGCTCTTGCGCGTCCGGCCTGTGATGCTGATGATCTGGTGGCGGTACAGCCATTGGCCCGGCCTGCTGGACAGCAGTTCCAGCACGGCGGCCGAGGCGGATCCGGGGCGGATAACGCCGGCGGGGCGCGGGTTGTAGCGACAGAACTGCGACTCGGGCAGTGGATCGCGCTGACGTGCCATGCGCATGATCTCGGAGGCAACCCAGGCGGTACTCAAGATGCGCCCTCCCCTACATCCCGGGAATGATCCGGCGCAGCCGGATTGACCCCGGCAACGCGACAGATCAAAGTTGCTTCATGCAGTTTTCGACTCGACCACTCATGAAGCAAGCCCCGGATCACATCCGTTCTGGTCTTGCCAGTCGCGGAGCAATAGCCATCGAGCACGCGAACGCGGGCTTCGTCCGGCTCCAGCCGCACCTCGACGGTTCTCGCCGCCATGGGTCAGGCCGCTTTGCGGAGCACTCGGGCGGGGCGCAGATGCGGCAGCAGCCGGCGCACGGTTTCGATGCCTGGGTCCAGCGTGACGCCCAGCTTGATCTTGTAGATCGTCGTGGCCGGGACGCCGGATTTTTGCGACAGCTCGTCCAGCTGCTTACGAGGCCATGCGGCGAGCGATGCGCGCACATCCGCGGCCGAGGGGATGGGCTTGAATGATTTGCTCATGCGGCGCAGTGTACCGCTTGCGGTAGACCTCGGTCAAACGCCACCCATTCCGCAAGCGATACAGCCGTAGCCGCCGCATACGTGGCCGGGACTGGTACGTGGTCGAAACGATCGGCGGCACCTGAGCGGGCAGCGCGCGACTTCTCGAAGCCTTCAGGGCCGGCGCACATCGAGAGCACGCTGGCGCTGCCGGGCGGCGCAGCCCAGGCGCATGTCATCGCGGTGCCCAGCGAGTACGGGGAGGTCATGCGCTGCGTGGTTGGCACCACCGCCTCGGGCGCGATCTCCACGGCCTGCGCGCCGAAGAGCATCGAAGTGATCAGCACAGACCCCTGAAGCCGGCTTAACCCTGACGCACACGTCAGGAGCCCCCAGACCAGCCCGCCTTGCGCGGGCTTTTTTGCGACTACGTACAGCATTAGGTAATCGGGCCAACCGTTCTCGGTATACCGCCTTGTTGACATGCTCCTACCGCTTCCGGTACATTATCGATGTGCCCTGGACAGGCGCGAAGGAGAAAGAAGATGCAAGGACAAATCACGGTCGAGGTGCGCAGCGTGTACGGCGCGCCCAAGATCTACCCGGTTTGCAAACAGGCCGAGTTGTTCGCCAAGCTGGCGAAAAAGAAAACGCTGAGCGCTGAAGACCTCGAAGTCATCATGGCCCTGGGCTTTGAAGTTGTCGAGCAGTGCCTGCCGAAACTGCGGGGGATTGCATCGTGATCCCCGCCAACGCCCCGTACCTCACCGCCTACGACCGCGCCAAGTTTCTGACTGGCGCCCAAGTGTTCCGCGGCCAGTGCGGCCGTCGTCGTGCCTTCCTGAGCGCGTCCGATGCGTCCGCGTATGACCGTGGTTATGCGGCCTACCCCTGCGGCCCCATCCCGGATGTGATGGGCACTCCCGAGTGGATGGGCTACTTCGACGCAGAAGACCGAGACCTTGATCGATTGGACCAATGACATGAAATTCTTTGCAGCAACCATCGTGCTCCTTTTGTTGGCATTCAGCGTCTCGATGCTGGTGTCCCTGCTGATTGGCGCGGCCGCCTCGCTGGTGTCCGATGAGCCGGGGATGGAAAAAGTCACCAACGAGCTTGGCCACCGCGCCATTGCCTGGACGTGCGCACTGTGCGGCGCCGGCCTGCTCGCCCTCTTCACCATCGAACAGTGGTGGCCCAAGTGGCTTCCCGCATGACGAACAAGGGCAAGCCCCTTGGCAAGTTGCTGCTGGAGACGGGCGCCATGGAAGGCCCGACCACTGCCAAGGATTTGAAGCGGCCCCGGCCGGTCACTGTCTCCGCGCTCACGCTGATCAAGCGCTACATCAACCGATTCACCACCGCCAGAAAGGCACCGCAATGCAAACTCAAATGAGACCCGGGCCCATGGTCCACCACCTCCAGCCGTCGAATGAGTTCGATGAGCTGATGGCCCGCCAAGTCGCGCCGCAGGACTACGGTGTTCGCCAGTTTGTCCAGGGCGACAACATGGCCAAGATGACCATGCTGGCCGAGCAGATGGCCAGTGGCCGCGCCACGGTGCCGAAGCACCTGCAGGGCAACGTCGCCGACTGCCTGGCCATCGTCATGCAGGCCATGCAGTGGAACATGAACCACTACGCTGTCGGCCAGAAGACCCACCTGGTGAACGGCATCCTGGGCTACGAGGCCCAGCTGGTGAATGCAGTGATCCAGAACAGCGGCGCGATCCGTGGCTCGTTTCACTA